GTACTGTATCAGATAATTCTGTGCCATCTCTTAAAATAACTTTTGTTCTGGGCCACTCCATTGATTGAGTAGCGCTTTTTTTGAACCCCTTCCATTTTACATACCAATCAATTGTTCTGGAACATAAAATTAGAAGGGGCTCCTTTTCCGCCGTAAACTCATCCCACTTTGAAGAAAAAGCCCTGTCTTCAAAATAAACATCAGCCTCATTTTCAGTAACGTAGGAATTTTGATTTGGATCACCTAATATAGCATTAATAGCCATGTCAGATTATTCCTTTTTTGTTATTTTTTTCGGGGCAATTTTGTTTGATTTTCTTACTGATTTTTTTCTATTCGGTTCAACAGTTATTTTTTGATCGGCAACTGTTACTTTTTCCTCTTTAACATTTTCTTCTGATGTACTTTCCTCAACAGTAAACGACCAACCTGCGTCTAACATGATATGCAACTGATCCTTATCTATTAACACGTCTTTTCCATCTTTAAACAGTTTCATTTTTAATCTCCTTAATCCTAATAATCAGGAATTAAATATTAGGATCCGGCGACATAATCCGCTGTCAGAGTAACCCGACGAGGATCAAGCATAAAAGCACCGATTAAAAGATCCAAAGACATGGTGGTCTTTTTAGAGGAAATATCGTACCCTTTTACAATACGAATACTCACACCATTATTGGATGCAGTTGCAGCAACTTTGTCTTCAGGAATATCCAGCATCGGAAAAGCAACACCTATAGACCTGCTATCCATAATTGCACCATGAAAAGTAAGATCTTCACCGGAACCTATAACAGTAACAGCAGCATCATCAGGAATAATTTCAGTAATAGGATCAACTAACTCAATTTCAGTTTCAGAAGAGGTATCACTAAGTTCAGTTTTAACCAGAAGAGGTCTGCGGACACCGGCGATTTTCAAACGATCCCCTGCTTTCAAGGCACGAGAAGCAGTCTGGGTATCAACAATAAGAGAAGTGTCCCCGATCAGATTTTTTGTCGCAGTATCATTGTTTGTGGCACAAACCATTGTACCAGCAGTATGGGCAACTGAATTTGTGGGAAATGCAATACTGGAGAACCAGTTCATTCCCATTATACGCCCCATATCAGCTTCACGGAGAGTCATTTCACCTTCCCCGCCACGAGTCTGAGACTGGTTAAACCAGGTCTGACCCAACAGAGTAGCTTCAAGATCAAGATCGACCAGAGAATAACGATTCTGGGCAAGTTGCTGGAGAATGGCGTTTTTCCGGGCAAGCGCAATATCTGCTGCGGTTTCATACAATGCAGACGAAACATACAGACCATGAGCTTTCAACAGTTTAGTACCAAGATAGGTATCCACTTTTTCTGCCAGTTTATAAGTGGCAGGACGAAGAACCTGTTCTGAAAAAGAATCCAGATCGAGTGTTGCTTCTCTTGCTGTTACCTCAACAGAGATATCATAGTGTTTTTCAATTGTAAGACTTCTTACAGAGGATGAGATAGCCTGAGTTGAAATTTGAGTTACAAACTCATCTACTTCATATTCACCGTGTGTTCGATAAGATACCGCATCGCCCACTTTCCAGCCATTTGATCTTGTCGTAAAATCACTTGTGAGGTCTTTTGCACAAAGAGGTCCGATAACCAGAGCATCTTCCAGGTGTGTTAAAGCTTCCGCAGCGATGATGGAGGGATGTTCCCAAACATTAGCCATTTTTCGTTTCCTTTCATTTAGAGTTCTGTATTACCTTTTCCCTCTAAATAAAAGAGGGGTCAGGCGTAAAAAAATTTCTTAATTTTCTTATTCCGACCCCCAGGGTCAAGCTGAATTGTTTCTCAGAAACAATTCTTAGGAACATTATTAAATTCTACAGTAGAATAAAAATATAACTATGTCAAGACAAAAAGATACCTTATGACTTTATATTTAACTTTTATCTATAAAAATACCCCATCAAATTGATGGGGTATTTTAAAAAAACTATAGGGTCATAATTTAGATATTGGAGCCACTACGAGGTCCGTAATCAGATCCAGGTTCTGAGGTTTCCGGAAGATCAAGAAACGGACGATCTTCAATTTCAGCGATCAGTTTAGACAGGGTGTCTAAATTATTGTCGGCCCTCTTAAAATCAAATTCAACTAAAGAACCGGCCATTGCAGCGGATTGTGATTTTGCAAGTTCCACAGCAGTCATTAACCATTTTTCTGCAAGAAGTTGAGTCATTTCATTAATCGGAACATTATTTCCGTTTATGTCAACCGTAAACGTAAAGTATTCCTCAGAAAAATCAATAGGAAGAGAAGTAGGATGAGTTGCAGGATTATCAGGAATAGGTTTAGCATTTAACGATGTAACCATTCTCTTAGCGTACTCAACATATGATTTTTGTCTGGTAAGAGCATGGATATCTAAACCGTTTGAATGTGCCGCAGAAGGTTCCCGAGCAATTGTTTTTCCAAATTCAAACATAGTCTTGGCACATGTACGAAGTTCCGAATTTCTATTCGGATAAATTAAAAATAATTCTTTTAAAGCCATTTTTGCTCTCCTTTTTATATTTTAAATAAAACTTCATAAATAGACTAAAATAAAACAAATCATATGTCAAGACTTTGTAGTATGGAAATTAATTACTGTGCTTTTTTTCTTAGTTTACGGTAAGCAGCCATATCACCCTTATTCGATGCTTCAGCCAATGCAGCAGTATAATCATTCGGATCAGAACTAAATCTACCACGAAAATTAGCAGAAGTAGATTCAGGCCAATAATGGGGATGGGACTTTTTCAATCCGTCAATCCAGTTAAATGGAGTCAAAACCTTATCATCCTGGGTTTTTCTTAATTTTCCATCGTTATCTCTAGCCTCAACAGAACCATCTTCACCTAAACCAAACTCTCTTGATCCTCGCAAGATAATATCATCAATTGCTTCAGGTCTTACTTTTGCTTGAAGTGCAGCCGTTCTAAGACCGTCTTCAATCATTTTATTTTTATAGAGGTGTTCAAAGGTCTGGCTTCTTGTGGATGTTTCTTCTAATTTTTGAGAAAGATCATTCAACATAGCTTCATGTTCTGACTTTAAATTAGAAGTTCTTTTTTCCAAAAGTTCATCAATCTTACCTTCTTTAATCATTTGGGCATCTGCATTTGTTTCCAGAAAACTTAAAGCTTCTTTTGCTTTTGTAGGATCAATGTTTTCAAAGTCTTTCAGAGTTTCCTGTATTTTCTTTTTTTCATTAAGAAGTTCCTGGTTTTTATTTTTCAAACCAGCAGTCGCTTCTTCAATCTTTTTGTTCATGTCACCTAAGATAGATTCTTTGGTTTCTTTTAAGGTTGCTTCATGGGCTTCAATAGTTTGTTTTCTAAGATCATCGTCTTTTATGTATTCAAACATGATTTTCTCCTCAAGAGATTAGGGTTCTCAGAACCCGTTTATAAAATTTAGGCTTCTTCTGCTGCTGTTTTAGAAGAAGTTTTGTCGTCATTATTCATTTCTTTTCTAACTTTGGTTTCAAACGTCTTAGCTATACTGTCAGTAGGACCTCCTTTCTGTACGTTTTTTAAAACAGTTTGTAATTCCTCACTCTTAATCATTTTAATATATTCATCATATGAAATAGATTGCTCAAGTAAACCAGAATCTACTAAATAACGATATAGTGTTTCTAATGGTACAACTGCGTCTTCTACACCAAGTAAAATTGATTTAAGTACACCAGCATCAGGAAATCCAGTATTAAGTGAATTAGGTGAGTCTATTTGAACTTCATCAGGGGATATTCCTATCCACTCACACATATTTTCTAAACCAGTTTTAATAGCGTTTACCGCAGACATATAAATACCAAAAATTGTCGCTGATTGAGTGGATTGTCTAATTCTCAATGCTTCCGCTGCTTCAACTCCTTTACGAGCATCAAGAATGGCAACCCCGTGACGAATAGCCTCCTCATATAAATCTTTTATGTGGTCTTTCACATGAGACAGGGCAGCAGTATCAGTAGTTGTGTAAAAAACCCTGGCAGCTTCATTTGGGAGAACCATCATAACAGAAGATCCAACCACGTTAGGCAAGTCTTCTTCATTTGAAGCGCCGACAAGAACTAAAGTTGGGTTACAGGATAAAAATTCTGAATTGGCAAGATCCGCTTCTTTTCTATAAATTTGAACAGAACAGTTTGCTACTGAAACTAAAGGAATAGGTTGAATATTAAAATCATTATCAATAGATCCAGCAATTGTTATTGGGATTTTATTTAAAGATTTTCCATATACTGTAGGTAAAAGAGGTTCATCAAATCCTATTTTTGTAGAATTATCTGATTGAACAACTCCTTCCTTATAGACTTGAGACGTATATTTTCCATTTTCATCTAAATACAAAACTCTATACTCATCTACAGTATCATGAGCAAAAACATCGTTTGATTCTGGTACTTGTTCTTTTATTACACCAAGAGTAAGTTTTTGTTCACCGGTTACATTGTCATTGCTTACTTTCCAATTAATAAATTCTTCAGCATTGTATTGAACAAATCTAAATTGATTTAGGGCAGGTAAGAAATCAATTAAAACAGGAACTCTACCTGTTTGAAAAATTTCAATAACGATATCTATAAATAACTGATTGATAGTTTTTCCATCTTTAGTGGCTGTTTTCAAGAGATATTCTAATTGCGAAGGAACATGAAATTCAGGCAGTTTAGTAATAATAAGACCAAGTGCTCCAGAAAGAGCATAAGACACAATCAAAGGAAAATGAGCCCTTTCAATATAAGCATCATAAGCAGATTCGTACTCTCCTGACATACCTTCTGGTTGAGGAAGATATGTCGTTTTTCCTTCTTTAATTTTGTCTTCACCTTTCAAACAATCCCTTATCCTTTTCCAAGATTTAGTCAGGCTTTTATAATCAGGATGAGTGTTTGATACTGAACTTGAATAATTTGAAATAGTCATTTAATTTTCTCCTTTGTGTTCCTATATACCTACTTTTTTTCGTTTAAATCTCATCATTTTTCGAGTTAAAAAATACCGTAAAGAATCCATTGCATGATCCTCAAGCTCAGTATCAATATCTTCTGGTTTCTTCTTGTCTCTTTGCATAATAGGTAATGTTCTAATATGATGTGCTGCTTGATCTAAGAAGTATAAATGAGGAGTTTCTAAATCTCCTCTTTTTGCAGCACCCAACATTTGTCTAATCATTGCCCATCCTGATATTCTTGATCCTGATCCTTTATAAGCTTTTATCCACCTACATCCATGCGTAGATAAATTCGCCGCAATTGAAGTACCATCTCTAACTTCCCAAATAGCTGTGTCAGCAGGTCCTGCTAATGCCTTCAATCCGTATTCTAATTGCAAAGTATGATCTTTGTCAACTACTCTTTCAGCAATCTCCTGTGACGTAGCTCTATCACCTTCATTAGCAGACCCATTCCAACCATAAATTTCATCAATAATAATGACAGAATTTTTAGGTATATAAGGAAAATTAACTCCTGCACTTGTTCTTGGTTGTTCTCCATTAGTTTCTACACCATAAGTAACGCACCAAGGCTTTGAAGAACCCCAGTCAAAACTTCTTAATAATGTCCAACTCTTAGGTATTTCAAAATAAGGTAAAATATGAACTCTTTTATCCCAAACATCTGTAAAAAAGCCTCCTGAGATCAAATCCCAAGAGCCAAATACCCAAGCATCTCTCAACATCTTATTGTCTTGAGTCATTGCCAACAGTTTGGCCTGATAGTTCGGATCCGACATCAATAATGCCTTATTTTCAAGCAAATTTGACTGTATATGTGTTCTACTCTGCTTGAACTCATCAAAAAACAGCTTCTCAGATGGACCTTTATCAATAAAACGGGCTTTTACCCACTGATGACCAGGTCCACTTGGATTACACGTACTTCTGTACTTTCTTGGGATATCTATATTCGAAGACCTATTACAAGACATTAATTTCAAATAAACATTCGGCATTGGATGGTTAGTCAATTCTTCCCAAGCTATCCAAGGATACTCATGACCATGATATTGTTCGTAATCATCTTCTACCCTGGCATAGTTAAGCCATAAAGTTTCCCCATCATCAAATGTCCAAATCTTTTTCTGATTGTTGAATTTAGCAGTAGGAAAAATCCTAGGAATCCACTTCTTTGATTTAGAAATTACATCACCTAATTCAGTAGTAGCCTCTCTCAACAATAATCCACGATAATCAATTCCATATCCTACTCCAACACCCTGCAAAAAGTCCATCAAAAGAACATCAGTATTGTGTGTTACAATAAAATCATCTGTAATATATAAACCATTTGGATTATCTACTTTTATACATTGGCAAGGTTCTATTTTAGATAAAGAAATAGATACAATTTTTCTTCCTATATAATTATGTTGGTAAGTTTTACCTTCTCCTCTTATGTTTTTTCTTTTTAATCGAAATAAATCACCAGTATTAGGAACAACAATTCTAATATTCCAGAATTTTCGACATTCAATTAATTTTCCATTCTTGTCTTTATAAGAACCTATTCCTGAATTTACAGAAACACGACCACCTAAACTATGTGCTAAAAATCGAACATCTTGGATTAATTGTCTGCTTACAGAAGTAAAAGATCCTGATGTTCCTCCTTCGGCTACATACCCATCTGTATCCATTAAACCTTGAAGCAGAGCTAATCGTTCTTCTTTTGTTCCAAATAAATATCGTTTAGGAACAAATTTTTCATGTGATTTTAAACCTAATAATCCTGCTTTTTGTATATTTTTATAGATTTCAGAATCGGTTTTAGCTCTATAAGAAATAGTTTCACAATCTAATTTTTCAAAACCAAATTGTTTCACATAATCAATCAACTCCGAATCAATTGAAGTAAATCCTATCCTATAATCAACAGAAAACCCGCCATCACCTAAAAGTAAACCTAATAAATAAGGATCAATTCTATACTTAAAAGTATCTTGATGAGTAAATTTTATTTCTTTTGGAACAGGAATAATAGGTTTTTTATTAGGGTACAAAATCATTAACTCACGAAGCTGTTTTGTAGTAAATATTTTACCTTTTTTAAATCCTAAAGGAGTGTATTTATGTTTCTGAACACCTTTTATTCTATTTGCAATTTTAGCAAACCACAAATGATCATCAGAACAATAAGTACATCCTCCGTCTGCAAACGTTACTTTATAGGTAGGAATCATCCCTTGTGGAAATATTCCGATCACTGTAGAAGTTGTTCCATCAGGATTACATATTCGTGATCCTAATTTTATACTCCTCATAGTATGCCAGCCTTTAGGAGTCAAAATTTTACAATGTAAGGGCTGACTTTTGCCTCCGCCTCTGTTACCATGTAATAAAACTTCCCAAACAGGACAAGACAAAAATCTCTCTTGTGCTCCAGGAAAAGCTTCCCAAATCTTATTAGCTTTCGGCATTTATTTTTAATCCGATTCCCTTAGAACACCACAGAAATTATTTTCTCTCGGAACAATTTTATAGAGTTTTCTTTTCAAAAATTCCTTATTCTTAATAGCTTTATCCTTGTTAATTTTTTTATTCCAAATAGCCATAGATTTTTTATTACTTATTTTCTGTTTATATTCCTCAGATCTATTTTCCCAAACTCTTGTGTAAGTTTCGGATATTGTTCGATTACGTTTTATCCTAGACATTCATCTTTCTCCTTTTCTGTAATCTCTTTACAATTTGCTTCCCACTCTTCAAGAGAATTTGGAGTTTTAGGAACAACAAGAACTCCAGCAGTTACATTAAAATTTTTGGATTCAACTTTATCACTATAACCTAATTTATTTCCAGTCAAAAATTTATACAAAGGAGTATTAAAATCTCTAGGATTATCTAATCCTTCTTTTCCTTTTATTAACCACCAACTCTCATAAATAGCTTGACTTAAATCATAAGCTTCTGAAAATATTTCATAATCTTCCGACCATTTTTGTAATCTTCTAACAGAAATTCCAAATTGAGCAGCAATTTCAACTTCAGATAATCCTTCTCTACTTAATTTAATCATTTTCATAGGATGAAAACTAGGATCATAAGGAACAATAGTTGGTTTCATTCTTTTCATTAAAGCTAATTGAGAAGCTTGTTCCTCTTCATTAATTAAAGAACTTCTATCTAACTCTCCTCCATGCTGTTTACAAAGTTGACCTGATCCTATAGCATTTCTTTTACATCTTTTTCCATTTGGATGAATATAATGACATTTTTCTTCAAGATAAATCTTCTTAGGTTTTATTTTCTTAGTCTTAACCATATGATTTATCTTATGTCTAAAGGATTTATGTCTTTTAATTTTTACTGTTCGTCCCATTAGTCAGCTCCTATGTTCAGCTCCTATGTTCAGCTCCTTTATTCTACTTATTCCTGACTTATTCCTGACTTATTCCTGACTTATTCCTGACTTATTCCTGACTTATTCCTTACTTATTCCTGATTCAAGAATTTTTCTTATCTTAATGAAATAAGAAGTATCAAAAGGTATAAAACGATTCAGATTTTTGAGAAAGTTTTTCAATAAACAATCAGTCATAAAATCACTTAGACCAAGGTTACTGGAATTATGGTCTTTTAAACAAGAAATCAAATGATCTGTGACAATAAAGCGAAGTCTTTCTTTAGTAATTTGGGAGGCTGTTTTTGATTGGATTAAATTATCGAATTTAGGATGAACCAACAAGAAAATAGAAACAATGTTTATATTGATAGTGCATGATGTGACTGAGTTAGAAGAAAGCCGCAAGGAAAATTTTAAACTTTTGGGTTTGTTAGTAGGAGTATTGGGATGATTGGGATGATTAGGATGATTAGGATGATTAGGGGTATTAGTAGGATTTCTTTGATCCTTTCGATCCTTTCTTCGGTCCATTTGATCCTTTCTTCGGTCCATTTGATCCATTTGATTCATTTGATCCATTTTTAGTTTCCTTTAATTTCTTTTAGAAGCAGAATAAAGGAGAATCGCAGTTAAGTCAAGAAAAAATTCAATTCGTACTACGAATTGCGTATCTTGGAAAATATGAGAAATTGCTTTTGGGTTTTAGAAGGAATGGGGTACTGATGGGGTACTAAGGAGGAATAAGGAGGAATAAGAAAGAATAAGAAAGAATAAGAAAGAATAAGAAAG